CCCATGCGCTTTGCCACTGCCTTGAAAGTGCCAGGCGTTGCAAAAATCACTTGGTGGCGCAGGCTCTTTGATACGCTGGCGCTAAAAATGCTGCACTTTTCGCCGATGGCAACATACTTGGCCGCGTTTTGTTTCACCAGTTCTGCGCTTGGCGCAAGGCACAGCACGCGCTTGCCTCCGCTTAGTTTGTAAAGGGTTTGAGCAAGCAAGGCAACGATGATGCTTTTGCCTGAGCCAGTGGCAGCATCTATCACCACGGGGGCGGTGCTGCCGCGCCAAGATGCCACCACCGCGTCATGCGCCTCCTGTTGGTATGGCCTTGGCGCTAGCATTAAGTAAGCCTCCAACTCTCGCTAGGCTTGCCGCGCCATTTTTCAAGGTCGGCATCGGGCAGCAGCTCTTTGATTGCTTTGGAGTAGCTAATAGCGCCATCTCGCTTGACTAGCGTTAGCTTGCGCCCGCAAACCGTGGCATCTTTGCCGCCTGCCAGTTGAACCAAATTATCAAGCGCCATTTTTTCAGCATCAGCCGCTTCTTTTTGTCGCTGGCGCAAGCGGTCGATTTCATCCAGCAGCGCCTGCGCGTCGGTGGTGTCCACCTCCACACGCAGCGGCTCAAGGTGTGCAGGGTTATCCAGCTCTGCGAGTAGGCGCTGGTAAAAGGCATCCAGCGCAGGGTGATTCGCATCAAGCCAGCCCTCGTCAAAATCGACGCGCTCGATGTGTATGGATTCTTTGACTGCATCAAAATCCAGCGGGTCGCCCTTTGGCGCGATGTACTGCGCAAAATAGGCGTGTTTGCGCCCAGTGGCAAGCATCTCCATTTGCACCTGCGCCGCGTAGTGTGGCTGCTCTGCCAGCGGCTTGAAGTCGCCGCCATTGCGCAGGCCATAAGGCACCTTTAGCTCCAACACACCGCCGTCGCTGGTTAGTCCGTCTGGGCTAGCGCCCATGCGGTCGCCGTAGGCAAAAAAGCCGCATTGCTCGACCTGTAGGCCAGTCTTTCGCATGAAGCAAAGCAGCGCCCGTGTTTCGTGGTTTTGCCCGTGCTCGGTGGCGATGTTGCCTGAAAACTCACGCTCTGCGCCGTGGTAATCGCGCACCATTTCACGCAGCACATCATTGGCGGTTTGCCATTTGCTTAGCCCAAGTATGGCACCTACTCTGCTGCCAGTGATACGCATTTTGCGCTGGTTGTGCCACTCTGCGCTTTTTTGCTCTATAATTTCGTTGCCCATGTCTTTCTCTCCTTTTGCTTGGGTGCTTTATCCATTGCCCCGCCTAGTGCGGGGCTTTTTTTTCATTAAAACGGGATATCGTCATCATCTACGCTGACTGGCGCAGGCGCTGGCTTGGCAGGCTTTGCCGTGGCGGGATTGATTGGCGCAGCAGCCTGCGCACCATCTTTGCGAGGGCTGACCGCTTTTACCCAGTTGCCGCTTTTGCCCTTATCCTCCAGCTCCCAAACGCCAAGCAAAAGCACCATCGGGCGATTACAAAGGTGCTGCAGGCTTTGGTCACTCGGAGAATCTTCGCCCGCCGATTCCATGGCTGAAAATAGCTTGCCGCCCGCGTTGGTGGCAATGGCCGCCAGCATTTTGCGATGCGCCGCGCTTTTTGCATCGTCGTACACCTGCAGCTTTTGGAAGATGACGCGGTTCGCGTGCTGCTCAGGCTGGCTAATGCGCCATTTCAGTTTGATGTAGCTCTTAAAATCGTAGGTTTCGTTTTTGGCCTCCTCGCAGATAGCCAGCACGCGCGTTCCATCTGGGATAGGCTGCAAACTACCGCCGCCAAGCTCAAAACTGCCTGCGCCGCCTTGGGTGTCTTGTTTTTCAAAAAATGACATGATTATTTTCCTTCGTTGTAAAACTTAATGAATTGGGTGATTGGGTTTGTGCCATAAGGCACATCGATTTCGGCTGGCATACCGTAGCGGTTTTTGGCGTTAATGTAGCCAACTTGCCCATCGCCCGTGGTGATTAGCTTGCGGTCGCCAGTTTGCGTGACACGCCCATATTTAGTGGTCTGGCCTTTGCGATTTTGGTCGCTGCCAACGACGAATTCTTCTTTTTTCAAGTAAAGAACCGCGTCGCTTTGCGATACATAAGGCGCTAGCGCCTGAGCGTCCATATCTAGGCTAAAAACACTGTAATCAGCCGCCGCATCGGGGCGGTTGCGGATTTTCTTAATGCCAGTGTGTGCCAAGAAAACCACGGCCATGCCCTTTACGGCGCGAAGCTGCTCGCATTTGTAGATAAACTCAGCGTGCCACTTGGCCACCTCTGCGAAGCCTTTATGAAAGCCTCCACTGGCATCGGCTACCGTGCCAACATTGTCACGCAGTGCTATTTCATGCCCAAACAGCGCGTCTAGGGTGGTGATGCTATCGACTACCAATGTTTTGTAGTCGTGTTCCTCGGACATCAATTCATCCATGATGGCTATGAGCGCGTCTTTGGTGCTGCGCGTCATATTGCCAGCATCGTCTTTTGCGGCCTTTGGCAGGCGCGGCAAAACATCGGGCTGTGCATCATCGTCCCAGTTTTCAAATACGGCTGTGCCGTCCTCTGTGGGCAAAATGATAGCCTTGGGGAAAAGCGCCCCAAGCGTGGTTTTGCCAGTGCCTGGCGTTCCAACGATGGTGATAAGCGGCGGCTTGGCTTTGGGCTTGCTAGCCCGCGATAGGATTCCCATTCTCTTTCTCCTTTTGGTTACAGAATCGCACCAGTAATTGAATAGTGCGTAAATTAGGGTTCTTGTTTGACCCCTTCATAATGGCCTCAATAGTGGTAAGGCTTACGCCTGACCATACTGAAATCTCTTTGGTTGAATACGGCATCAGCCGTTGAATCAAGTCCTCTAGCACATTGCTGCTCCTTTGGTTATGAAGGCTCTATAGTAATCCAAAGAGCCTCCAAATTTCATTTATGCTTTGTAAAGATGGGTAAAGCTGCGGCCGTTTTTGCCCGTTATGGTTTGGGCTTTTATCGCGCCTTGGCTGCAAAGATGGTCTATGGCCTTTTCCACATCTTCGGCGCTGACCTTGCTGCGACCAACGGCGTTGCGCACACGCCCTGCTGTGGTGTGTTCGCCAGCCTCTAGCTTTGACATAAAGCGTATGATGCCAGATAGCAGCCCATCCCCGCGCTCGCTTGGCTTGCGGCTGGTGAGCTGCTCGGAGCTGCGCGCGCGTTCGATTTTGTCGAGTGTGACTGCTTTTATGAGTTCGTGCGCCCATTCCATCTCGACGCGGGTGATTACGCCAGTGCCTGCTGCCAAGATGCCTGCCACCTTGATGGCTAGCTCTTTAGCGCCAAGGGCTTGGCTTTCTAGGCCGCTGCCACTATCGCGCTCAAATTCTGCTTTTTCGTGCCAGTAAGCGCCCACATTGACCAAAAATGCCTCCCCGTCTGGTGCCCACACGATGCGCCTCCAATCGCCCCCGCGCTCGATGCGCTCGGTTTTGCCAGTCGTGGCATGGCCAGCCGTTGCCAGCGCGGTGAGCTTGGCTAGTACGGCTGCAGGCATTGGCGCTTGGCTAACGGTGCTTGGCGGCTTTTCCAATGGTACGGTTTCCTCTTCCTCGAAAATCAAAGCCCGCCCCAAAAAGCCGCCAGTCAGTAGCCAAGTGTCCTTTTCTAGCGCAGCGGTAAAACTGCCAGGCTCAGATAGCCCAAAGAAGGTCAGGTATGGCTGCACTAGGCCGCTTTGCGCGGCATCTAGGGCTTTGTATGCTTTGGCCAGCTCTCCATCTGGTTCGCGCTTAGCCACATCTCTGGGGCTTTCGCCGTCTTCAAGTCCTAGGCGCTTGGCCACCACTGCGATGCGTCGCTCTGCATCGGCTTGCATCTCTCGCTTCATATCGCCCGATAGCCCATGCACCCCATTAGCCTCGGAGTACATGGCTATCATTTCGGCCAGCAAGTCCTCTAAGTAGTGCGCCCCGCTGCGGGCTGCGCCAGCGAGTTTTTCTAGCTGTTTGCCGAATTCGTCATACACATAAAAGATGGCTTGGTGCTGGATGGCGTTTCGCACCAGTTCTTGCGAGGATTTGAATTTACCGTGCGCGGCTGGCAGCAGCCCAAGGGCTTGATGCGCTTCGTCGATGCAGCGTTTTATAGCGCCCTTGCCCGTGCGTGAGCCAGCGATGCCGATGGTGATAAGGTTTAGGCTGGTGTCGCGCCCTGCTACCAAGTGCGTCAGGCCAGCGGCATTGCTGACAATTTGCAGCGCCGCTGCTACGGCTAGGCGTTCGCGTGGAAATGCGCAGCGGCTGTTTATCCACTGGGTAATCTGTCCTACTAGCCCAGGCGGGTTTAGCAGGTCTGCGCCGCTGGCTTTTTTTGCTGGCGCTTGCTGCGCCAATGGCGCTTCGCTTTGTGGTGCATCGTCATTCCATTGCGTATCGTCAACAAATTCCACTGGTGGCGTATAGCCCCCATCTTGCGCCAATTTGTACAAAGTGCCAGCCGTGACAGGGTTTGCGCTTTTGCCAAAAGAGTGCCACTTCATCGAAAGCAAATCGTCTTTTTCGTCGGGGTTGCCAGCCCTAGACCACTGCGCCCATAGCTCATAGCCAGCTTGAGCGCCGCTTGTCGCATTGTGCAAGGCCATGCCTATCTGTACCCAAGCATGGTAGTCATTTCCGTCGTTTGGAATGTGCTGCAACATGGCCGCTAGCTGCTCTTGGTCAGGCGCATCGGCGCTAGCTAGAGAGATGGATGCCTTGCGTTTGAGTAGCTCGACTAGCGAATCTGGTGCATCAGTGGCATCGGCTGGGCAGCCATGCAGCGCCTCATACCGATTGCCGCTGGCGTGCAGGCTATACGCGCCCACCACAAACCCGCTGCTTTTGAAGTCGATGCCTGGTAGGTGTTTCACCTGCCCACTTAGCGCCATGCCCTGTGGCGCTTTGAAATACCAATGCTCACCGTTTTGGCTGCCCGTTTGCACTATGTAGCCACACGCTGCGCGGATTTCTGCCAGCTGCTTTGCGCTCTCCCAGCCACCATTGCGACCGTCCACATCCACCACCAGCAGGCCGCTGGTGCTTACGACGATGCCGTGCCCGTCTATGAGCTGATTTCCGAAGAAGTGCCCATCTTCATCTTCCAAGTAGGCAAGCTGCTCAGCGTCCCAAGCTGGGGTATGTTGCCAATTGGCGGTTTTGGGGTGCTTGCCTATGGCCTCGCATTTGGGGTTGCCACAGCCGCAGGCTAGCGAGCCGTTTTCATCGCGGGTTATGGGGTGAAGTGGAAAAATGCGCCAGCCTGCTGCCAGCGCGTCTGTGTAGTCCATCATGTTTTTGCTCTCCTTATCGGTGCACAACCAAAGTTGAACAGATGGTTCTGCTCTTTCTGTAAGTCATTGTTTTTCATAGGAAAAACTCCATAAAAAAAGCCTTGTGAAGTGTTCGGTTCGCCAAAACCCCAGCACAGTAACTGGTTGAACACTTCACAAGGCTTACTGGTTTTAGGTTTTGGCATGGCGATTGTACACCAACATTTTGCAGAGCGGCCTACAAAATGGCGCTGAATTGCCAAGAATCCGCCAAAAACTGCACTTTTTTGGAGTAGCTTAGTGAAATTTTCTGCAAAAAACGGCGCAGCTTAGAGCCACTAATATGCTGTAAGTTGTTGATTTTATTGGCTTTTTTAGTAGGTTAGCGAGATTAGTAGGTTAGTGCTTAGTAGATTTATAAATAGTATAAAAAAGACTAATAGATTAAGATAGATAAATAGACACATAGACTAATACATTTTTCTACGCAAACCCATATTTATATATATATAACTAACTTACTATTTTACTATTCTATAGAAAAAGCCTTATAAATCAATGACTTAGAGCACATTCGTAGATAGTGCGTCAGGTTTGAAGCTGCTAACCATCCTAAAGGCGTGAGCTTTGCATATCTTTACAGCGCGGCGATAGCCATATCGAAGAGCCTAGCCAGCTTCAGGCAGCTTGGCAAAGTGGGGCTAAGTGGGCAAGAGCTTGCCGCGCTGCGCTATGGGTCGGAAATGGCAGACCTTTTGCAAAAAGCCGCTACCAGGCGCGAACCTGCAGATGGTATCTATGCCACCTTTGGCTGGAGGGTGGGTATAATAGGGGCGCTGGCGTAGTCTCTCCAGCGTCTCCCTTTAGACCGCTTCGGCGGTCTTTTTTTATCGGAAATGGAAAAATGGAAGAAG